TGCACGTGCGCCGACCGGTGCACGAGCTCGGTGCCGATGTAGTACTCCGTAGCACGAACGATTTCGTTCTCATTCTCCGCTTCTGTGTCCACTCTGCGCAAAAGGTTTTCGGCCATCAGGCCCTTCGTAGTCATAATCAGCTGCGGTTCCTTGCTCATACTTGCTCTCCGTTAGTTGGCGCCGACGACTCCGGCAGTTCAAACGACTCGACTCCTACCCTGTTCCCCCTCTCGTCCACCACATAACGAGCTCTGCGCGGGGCCTTTTGCGCTTTGTGCAACTCTTGCATCCCGTGCAGCAACAACTGGGTCATGCTTTGCATCTCCGTGGCCAACGGGGTGAGCGCGGTTGCGAACTCGTGTGGCTGTTGGGCGCTCGATTCGTGCAGCGCAGCTGTCTGCTTCTCCAAAGCATCTTTCAGCACCATAAGCATGGCGTCGGTGTCAGCTTTCTGTCGCGTCTTGTCCGCGTCAGCAGCTTGCGTTCTGTAATCTTGCTCCTCTTTGCGCGCGGCCTCGAACGCAGCCAACTTCTCCTGTAGCTCTTGCTGACTGCGTTCCAGGGCTGTAGCGAATGTGGTGGCGCGATCGTTTTGTTCGCGATCCAACCGGTCGCGCTCCGCTTGGTACGCCAAGTCTGCAGCCTGCAGCGCGGCCTTCGCCTCGCGCTCGGCCTTAGTTTCAGGCAAGGTGCGCTCGAGCTCATTCATTTTGCCCTGCTGTTGGAGTCCGGCCAGTTTGAGGTCCGCGTCGATTTTGGCCTGCACGTCGGGGCTGATCGGCGGCTTGGGTGCAAACTGAGCGGCGAGTTTCTGCATCTGTTCCATAGCTGGCATTACCATTGGGCCCAGCAGGTTGGCCATGACCTGCTCAGCAAAGGCAGCACCCTTGGCTTCGGCCTGGTCCTGCGTCATCTGCAGCCCCTGCATCTGCGCTACCACCATCATGGCATGCGCGGCGGATTGCGAATGCTTGCGGTACAGGCTCATGATGTGGTCCCGCACGTGGGTCATGAGCGACCCATAGGCAGCGCTGCCAATCAGCGGATTTGCCCCCAACATCGGTGACAGCATGAATTGCACGTGCGCCTCCAGGTGCGCCACGTCGTCCTGCTCGTTGTACACCTTGAGCGGTGAAGGCTCGGGTGAGGCTGCGGTGTAATTCTCCTGCAACGCGCCCATGCGCTTGGGGTCGCGGGGCAAATTGGCGATGTCCTCGGGGCCGCTGACCTGCAGCAGGCGCAGGGCACGCTGCAGCAGGCGCTCACGCTTGAATAACGGCGCAAATTGCGGGTTGTCTGCAAGTTGCATCACCGCTTGCAACTGTGCGTAGCGCTGCGCCTCGCTAAAAATGTTGGGGTCGGACACCGGAATGACGTCCATGGGACCTTGAAAGTCCTCGCGCGCCACCACCAGCTCACCTAGCTCCTCCACCGTCTCCTCGTCCCGGATGTTTTCCTTGTTGAGCCGGTGCAGGATGTCCATCTCCCGCTTCAGCGACGCGTGGCAACGTGCGTGAATAGCGGAGAAGTTGACTGAGCCGTGTTCAATCAGCGCCAGGGCCGTGCCCACAGGCATATTGGCGTTTGCATCGGCTATCTTGTCGCTGGCCGTGGCGATAACAGACTCGGCCTGCTGCGTGAGCCACTCCAACAAGCTGAACAACACCGTGCTTGGGCCATTGAACGGGAACGGCATCACCAATTTGCGGATGTCGTCGGTACCGGCAGGCGCTTCCAGCTCCGTGATCTCAGTGGCGTTGACCTGTTTGCTCTGCCCGGCGTTGCGCCCGCCCTTGAGCTTCACCGCGCCGGGGAAGTTGTTGATGTGCGCGGAGTCCAACAGCGCACGGATAGCACCTGTGGCACTGCCGGACAGCGACCCAATCAGGTGAATCAGCCCAACAGCGTAAGCCCCGCGCCAGGGGATGAACGCATACTCCACCATCCAATGCTTCTTGGCACGCGACTCCTCGTCCTCCGGTGCCCAGTTGCGGTAGACGGCCAGTACTTTCTGGCTGTACTCGTCAATGTGCACGATGTAAGGCGAGGTGCGCCCCTCGTCTTCCAGGTCCAAGTCAGCGTAGACCTGATAAATCTCGCGCAAGCCTTCCTCGTTGTACGCGGCGGTGTCCTCCTGGGCGCCTTCCACCTTGTCGCTGGCCTTCTGTGACTCGCTGTGATCGGTCGTGGTCGGCGCTGACAGGTTCAGGTCCCGGTACAAGCCGCTGTAGATGCGCGCGTCGTATTCCTTGGACGACACCCATTGACGGTGTGTGACGCGGTAGGACGTGTAAAAGTCGCTTTGCCCGTAGGGCAAGAACACATCATCCACGTAGACGGTCTCAGTGCGTGGGCGCTTGAGCCCATAGTCCCACCACCAGCGCTTGTACTGCGAGCCGCCCAGCGGCAACTGACTCAGCAAGCGCTCAAACTCGGCCCGGTTCTCCGCCACCTGCGTGGTGAGCTGCCAGTTCATGTAGGTCTTTTTGCGCTCAGCCTTGTCCACCTTGTAGTCATCGCTCTCCCCTATGATCTGGGTCTTGCACGGCCCGGCGGCCGGGAACAGCTCCTTCACCGCACGGCTCGCAAAGTCCACGCAGCCACGGGCCAGCATGGGGTGCACAGCCTTGCTGGAACCTTCAAACTCGGCGCCGCCTGGCGCGTCGTTGCCCATACCCGTGCGTTGGATACCCTCAGCGTATTGCTTGTCTCGGTCCTCGCGCGAGGTTTTGTCAGACTTGATCAAGTCACACAGGTCGATACCGAGTGTGCTCAGTTCTTGTTCGGTGAGGTACCCGGCGGCCAGGTTCGCGTCGAACTCCGGGTCAACACGCACCTCCTCTTCCTCTTCCAGCTCCACGGTAGCCGAGCCGTCTTCGTTTTCCACGATGCTCGGGTCCGCCGACAACGGCAGGGCCGCCTCGTCCAACTCGGGTTCGGGTAGTGTGGGGGTGTTCATGGTGTTCATGCGCCTTTGCTGCTGCTTGAATTATAACGGGCCAACATGTTCAGGGCCTGCGTGAGGCTGAGCTTGCCCTCGGTGGCGGCCACAAGGCTCTGCGCTAGAGGCAGATACGGGCGAAGTGTGTCGGGGATAGCGTCGCCAACGGCTCCGGACACGGCTCCCAGCAGCGGGTTGCCGCCGCTCAGTCCGGCCTTCACAGCCCCATTAGCCACGGTGTTGCCGAAGTCCCCCAGCCCCAGGTCCATACCGGGCAGGTACCCGCCCAGCGCGCCCATCGGGTTACCCCGTGCCAGCGCGCCCACGGTGTTGGCGGCCTTGAGGTACGGTTGCGCGGCCTGGTACGCGGCTATCGCCTGCTCCCCGAGCCCTGCGGCCGGAGCTGCACCGGCCATGCCCAGCTGGCCGAACCCCTGCGCAGCGTTAGCGGCGTTGGCCTCGGCTGCGGCCTGGGCCATTGCTGTGCCGCCCGACGCTGCTGCGTTGGTCAGCGCCGTGCCTACCGCGTAGGGGGCTAGCAACGCGCTGAGCATGCTGATATTCTCGGCACCGACGGACTTCTGGTACGTGCGGCTGGGCGTACCGAGGGGGACCATCCTGCCATCGATCTCCTGATACCCCGCATCCAGGAACATCCGGCTATCCGGCTTGCCCAGCAGCTGCGACATATCGCCACGTACTCGATAGATCGGCTTGTTGGGGTCGTAGCCTGGCGCGTCCTTAGCGAGCGCGGCGGCCCACTCCTCGACGGTGGGGGTGTGCCCCTCTACATGGCCACTTTCGCCTGTGTCAAAACCCTGCGCCCCGGCCCGTAAGCTACCGAGCGCGCCGCCGCTGCCGAGCCAGGACTCGAACATGTTGTCGCGGTCGGCTTTGCTGCCCGAGCCGACGGCAATGTTGTCGGGGTTGAAAGTCGCCAGGCCTGTTGCGTTGTACGCAGCAAGTGCTTCTTGATATCGTTTGTCATCTGCTTCCGTGATTGGGTCGTATTTGTAGACACCGGAGCCGTAGGTGCCTTCGCCACCCCCTACGTTCCAGGTAGCGCCGTTGCCTAGCTGCAGTGCGAGCTTCTGCGGTGAGTCGTCATGGGCTTGCCACATGTTGGCGCCGCCCAGCAACGGGTCCACGGCCGAGTGGAACGCAGCGGCGTCAATGGTGTATGGATTGTTGGGCACTGAGCCTCCTGAGGCGAATTTGGGGGTGTACTCGTCTGGTGTCGGCAGATGCTTCTTGAGTACATCTTCCCACTCGTTGCGGGACATATACCGCTGCAGGTCCCCAGCTGCCTTAGCGCGGCCTATCGCCAGCGTGCGCATGTTGCGGTCCGCTTGAAAAGATGCTGGCGTGAAGTCAGCCAGCCCCTTTGATGTGTCGTACAACCCGGCGTTCTGCAAGTCCCCCACATCGCTCCACTTGCCAGACTTCACAAAGTCCTGCACGAACGGCAGGTACTCGTCGTTGGGCTTCTTGTTGCCCTTGCCTTTGATTTGCTGAATGTACTTGGGTTGCTCAATGCCGCGTTCTGCTAGATTGCGTTCAGCCTCCGCCCACAACGCCTCGTTTCCTGGTGCCATGTATTTCTGAATTCCTCGCTCTTCGGCCAAACGGATGATTTCCTTGTTCTTCTCTCCCGCCCATTCGGGTCCGGCACCCGGCTTTGTCTCAATCGTCACATGCGGCTGGCCCTTGGCGTCCCTCAGGCTGAAGATGCGGGACTTACCAGACGCAACGTCGTCACAATAGCCGCCCACGCAGTGCCCCATGGTGTCGCCTTCGTACTTGAGAGCGTCTTGGAGCGACCGTTCACTAGGACCTGTTGACGTGATCTTACCGTCAGGCATGATAAAGTCGCCATTAGGTTTCTGCTTCCAGCCTTCGGGCAACTCTGTAGGCTGTTTCAACTCCACCCAGCGCAGGCCCTTAGGGTTCGGCATCGCGTCGCTGTGCTGGTACTCCTTGACCAGGTGCGCAGCCGGGTTGTTGGCGAGCGCGGCGTTCGCTTCAATCTTCTGCGCCGCGCGCCAGTCGTTGATCTTGGCGACTCGCTCCACGGCCTGCGGCACTGACAGCCGGTCCAGGCTCTTGATGTCCAACTGCAACTCGCGCGGCAACCCGCTGGCGGGGTTGGTGGCGTTGCGTAGCTCGTCCAACAGGTGATCGAAGCCGAGGCTGTAGGCGAGACCGGGGTTGGTTTTCTCGTAAACCGGCACTTCAGGTGGAACTTTTGCAATCCAAGGGTTCTTTTCAATCACAGCAGGTGATGCGTTCTTCATCCAGTCACCTGCAGCGTGCCCACCTATTGAGGAGTCGGCCATCGTTTCATAATTTCGAGCCAATTCAGAATAAGCATTTCCACCAGACGGAAATCCGCTTTCTACCCTATGCTCCATGGCGCGTTGCACAGGGCCTGATGTTGGCTGCGGCTCATAATGCAACACCCCACGCTCAGCCAGCGCCCTGATAGGGTCACGCTCAGTGGCCATGTCGTTCTTAACGTAGCGAGCGAGTTGTTTGTCAACCCAGAAGTTGACGGCTTCTGCACTGGCTCTTCCTGGGTTGTCAGGATTCATGCCTGCACGAGCAACCAGTTCTCTATCTGGAATCGTCGTCTTCAACCCCCGCAGCGCATCCTCCACCGAGCCGCTCAGCCAGTTGCCGCCGGGCGCCTTGATCACACCGGCCTGAGAGCTGAGCTGCCGTGGTACTGCGGCGTTGCGCGCTGCTGCGTCAGCCAGTGTCAATGCCCCCTTGCCTGCCTTGGCCGCGCCGCGTGCCAGCGTAGTGCTGCCTGCACCGCCGAACAACGATGCAAGGTCGTTGAGCTCTTTGCCACCGACACCTTCATCCTTGCCAGGGAGCCACTCCTTGTAGAACTCGCTGGTCGGCAACAGTGGGGTGGTGTCCTGGGCCCGGACAGCCGGGTTGAGTGTGGTGTACTTGTTGAGGAGCCGGGCCACACCCTCAATGTCGCCAGGCAACCCAGCAGTGCCCGCCGCCCAACCCCGCGCCAGCTGAGTCAGGAGGTTAGCTGCAGGCTTGAAGTCGCCTTTGTGCTCCATGCCCGCGCGGCGCACGGCGAGCTGGCCTGTATCTTCTTGATCGCTCATGTGTTGCTCCGTTTGCCGCGTGGCCTGCCGTTGACGGGTGGTGCGATAATCAGTACTTCGCCCTTGGGCTTGCTGTCTGCCTTTGTTCGGCTAGCGAACTCGGCCACCAACTGGTACAGTGTAGCGTAGTCGCCGCGCCGCCGCGCCTTGCGCAGGTGGCTGTGCACCTTTGTGACGTTCAGCGGGGTGCCTAACATGCGCCCCACGCGCTCAGCGGTCTGGGTGATGTTGTACCCGAGCGTCAACGAAGCCAACAACTGCCGTTCCACCTCGGTGAGCTGCAACGCCTCAGCCATGCTCCGCCTCACTGGGAGTAGGGGTTGCGGCGTGAGCTGCGGCGCTCCTCGTAGTCGACGTCCTCCGGCTCCTCAGGGGCCGCCACGCGCAGCTCCAATAGGCCCGCGTCCCGCATGTAGATAATCGCCTGCGTGAGTGTGTCAACCAGATCGTCGTGTTCGCCATTGGGGAATTCCTCGCACTGCGTTACTAGGGGCCTAGCCCAGGTGATGGGCTTGCCGGGTTCGCGCTTAGATTCCAACACGTAGACTAGTCCGGCCTCGAGGAACGGCGCAACCATATGCGCGCGGGCCACCTTGTCTGCACGGCCTGGATTATACCCGTGAACGGGCACCGCAGCTGCGCGCATGTCCTGCATGAGCGAGATGCCGCTACCCTTCTCCTCCACCAACACCACGTCGGCCTTGCGGCTGGGGTGGAGTGGGTCGTTCTTCACCCCGCCGTACCGGGCGCCCCAGTCGTCAATGACCTTCTCGCGCAGCGCCGGGTACTCCATGTGCTCAGTCCACCCGTCCAGCAGGATAGCGAAGCGCTGTATGGCGGAGTCGCGTTTACGGCGAGGCAACTCGCCCACGCCCCACACGGTGCACGCGGTGGGGTCGTTGGATGTGGTAGCAGTGAACGCAGTGTCGTAGGACTGGAGCACGAAGAAGACGTCGGGTAAGGGTTGGTCGCGCGGCCACAGCTTGATCTTGCCCACCTCCAGTATGCCGCCGCCCTCGGGGCTGGGGCGCTGCTGTAGCTGGCCCGCCGCGCGGTAGGTGCCCAGCGTCATAGCCAGCTGCGCCACCGCGCGAGGCGGGAACATCTTAGGCCACAGCAGCTCGCCCGCCTTTTTGCGGGGGTCCCGGAACCCGAGTCGCGTGGTGGGTATCGGCCGCATGGGCTCGTACTCCATGGGGATGACGAGGTGGTCCCAGTCCTTGTACCCGGGCGAGCTCATGATGTGGCCGGTGAGATCCTTCTGGTGTAGGCGCTGCATGATCACGATAGTCGCCGCGTTCAGTATCAGCCCCCGCGAGCTGAGGGTGCCGTCGAACCAGTCCAATGCGGCCTGGCGCTCCACGTCGCTTTCGGACTCCTTGACGTTGTGGGGGTCATCCACTATCTTGAAGTGCGGGTGCATGCCCGTACCCCGCCCGCCGACGGACGTAGCCACCCGCCACCCGCCGTCCTCTAGGTCGTACTGGGTCTTCTGGTTGCTGGCGCGCTTGAGCTGTACATCGGGGTACATAGCGCGGTAGCGGTCGCTGGTGATGATGTCGCGGCACAGCAACGTATCGCGGATGCTGAGCGGCTCAGAGTACGACGCGCCGAAGAAGCGCTTCGCCTTATCGTTCGCCCACACCCACGCAGGAAACATCACGCTCACTACAGTGGACTTGGAGGTACCGGGGGGGACGTTGATGAGCAGGTTCTTGATGGTGCCCGCGTAGACGGCCTCTAGGTGCCTGCACATCTCCCCTATGTGCCAGTTGTCCTCAAAGGCCGCGCCCGGCTCCACCACGTGCCAGAACTCCTTCACAAACTCGTGCAAGCTCGCTTGGCACTCCTGGGCGCGACGTTCAGTGAGCTCGGCCTCCAGCGCCGCTATCATCGCCGCCAGGGGCGACTGCGCGCTGTTCTGCTGCACGGGGGCGCCTATCACGAGGCCTCGCCGCCGCTCAGCGCCCAATGCAGCCCCTTCTGCGCTAGGAAGGCGGCCTCGGCGCAGGTCATCCGGCTGGAACGGATGTACAGCGCGCCGTCTGCGTCGTATCCCATAACCAACACGTCCTTGAGCCCGTCCCCCAGGGCGGACTCCAAGGCCTGCTGAGCCGTGAAGGTGCTGCTGGCGGGTAAGCGAAACACCGCCGCGCTCACGTTCCCTCTCCGTCTACCAGCCCACACTCCTGCAGCAACGCCATGAGCGCCAGCAGTTTCTCCTTGGGAACGCCCTTGAGCTTCAGGGGGTCAAACAGCGGCATAGGTGCGCCGTTGGGGTCTAGGCCGCCGTCTACCGCGACGGGTTGCTTGCGGTCGGTGTACGGCGCAGCCGACTTAGCCGCGTCTATGCGCACGGGCATCGGCTGGCGTGGGTCCATAGCGACCGCGCTCAGGAACTCCGCCGGCGTGTTCACCGGCCGTCCCGCCGCCTCCTCTAGGCTCTGAACGTCGCGTCGCTTGACCTCCATGAAGCTGAGCGCGACGCCCAGCTCGTTGCACGGCACGTTGAGCGCGTTCAGGTACACCCCCGGCGTAGCGCTAGGGCGCAACCCGTGCTTGGGGTTGTACCCTAGCATGGACCCCGCCGCGTCGGTTGACTCTGCGGTGCGAGGGCGGCCTCTACGTTGCTGGGTAGCCATGATGCGGGTCATGCCTCAGTGAACCGGGCGGTGAGCTCGTGCACCTGAGCACGGAGGTCAGCGTCTACCTCGGCACGGTGGCGGGCTATGAGGCTGGGGGTGGCTACGCGGGCGCGGTCGTCGGGCGTGCCGTTGTCCAGCACCAACTTCAGCCGCTCTATGCTGCGATGCATCACGGTGAGCTGCTCCAGCTTGTCTTCGGTCATGGCGTGGGTCCTTTGCTACGTTGTGTGCGTGGGAGGTGATTATAAAACGGCTCCCGCTAGGCCACGGGCCGGAGTCACGAAGCCACCCGCCGCTAGCGAACTCAGCACCTAAACTGCGCAATTTACTAGCTACTAAAAGCATAGCGTTTTTGACAATTCCGCTATGATAAGCATAGCTGCTCAGCCATTGAAAATTCAGGTAAGAAAACGCTATGCTTTCGGTAGCGCTCTTCGCCCCTTACGTTTACGTTACCCACCCTTTTTCATCCATAGCACCGTATCAGGTACTGCGCGCGCTATAAAAAGCATAGCGCTTTTTGATGGTAAGATTACTGTGCTTTGCGGCGCTATAAAAAGCATAGCGTTTCACGCAGCGCATTAGCTACTAAAAGCATAGCGTTCAGTGGGTCAACGTGGATGGAGCGTGGCGTTGAAGCCAGCTATGCTTTTAGTAGCTGGGTAGCGTGGACAGTCCATACTTTTGTACATATTCGCTGAAAAACGTGGATGGACACTTCGCTGCCGCTATGCTTTTTATAGCGCTGAGCGCGACGCCCGAAATAAATACCACTAGGAACCACCAAGAAACCAGTTACTAAAAAAGCACGGTTACGGTGCTTCTTTGGTAACTAAGTTACGGCTCCATCCACGTGTAAGCGACTAATAGGAGACTTTGTAAAATAGGCGAACGACGGGAGTGAAATCGCTGTAAAAGTTTTGCTATTTGGGTAGGAATGGCAAACAATCTTTTGCTGGCTCGGCTGGGCCGCTCGGCAAATTGCTATTGTTATTTGTCTTTTCTATAATATCTGGAGTAAAGAAAGAGAGTAGTATATTTGTCCATAGAGAGATGGACGCGCAATAATGCCAAAGTCACCTTTTCCGTCGCGGCCGAGTTCCCACCACAAACAGCACCCAAGCAGCCGAGCGATTACGCCACGCTCCATCCATAAAAATGGCAAACTAAAATACCACTAGGAATCCTCCATCCACCCGCCACCACAGAAAAATACCACTAGGAATTTCAGCGATTACACTATGAAAACCCAAACTTTCGCCTATTTTACAGCGAAAAAACGGAGACTTTTTGAACAGGTATCAGGAATACCGCTAAAAACGGCGCCGCGTCGTGACGGGGCAACTTCGCTTATTTTTGAATTTCGCTGCCTAATCGCTATTCAAAGTCTCCTTTTCGCTGCCTAGTCGCCTATTTCAGGGCACCTGCGGTGCGCAATTTACACCCCACTAGGCAGCCCCGATAACCCACCCCGCTAGGCGCCCGCGCCGGGCCGCGTTATACTTAGCCCGTGCTGAGTTGGTTAAGTGAAGCGGGGCTGCTAAGCGGGGAGGGCGCGTATGTGAGCGCACTACGTTAGGGGCGGCCTGGCAGTTACGGGTCAGTTTGGACAACGCAGCGGCGTACAGCGTGGGCTCCTACCCTACAGCTATCGTTGTCCAGTCCAACCCACGGTGCTACCGCGTGCGGCCCCCGCCGCGTAGTCCCGCTCTACCTGAGCCCGCTCAGCACACCTAACACTACTGCTGCGTGCGGTCCGTAACCCGCGCCCCGCAAAAAGATACGCGATATATGGAGTCCTAAGCCCGTATGAGTCCCGCCCCCACTAGTCGTATAGCCGCCGCTAAGGCCGCCGCTACTTCACCCTCCGCGCTCACCGCACCCCAGGTGCGCACCCTCATGCTAGCTAAGGCGGCCGGCTCCGCGCTGACCCCCGCTAACGTGGCGGTGTTGAAGCTCACCCCCATGCTCGCGGCGGAGGCGGCGGCGCTGAAGCTGCCGGCGGCGGCGGCGGGGTTCCGCATACCGTACTTTGACCTGCGCGGGCAGCCCACAAAGTTCTACCGCGTGCGCTACGTGCAGGACACCCGCCGGGGCTTTGAGCGCACCACCGGCAAAAAGCCCCTACGCTACGCGCAGCCCACCGCCTCAGTCACCGAGGTGTACCTACCCCCCCTGGTGGACTGGGAAGCGCTGGCGGGCAACCCCGCCGTGCCCCTGATCATCACCGAAGGCGAGCTCAAGGCCGCGTGCGCCACCGCCCACGGGCTGCCCACTATCGGCCTGGGCGGCGTGTGGTCGTTTCAGAGCGCCCGTAATGGCGAGTCGATGTTGCCCATATTTGACGCCTTCGCGCTGCAGGGGCGCCCCGTGTACATAGTGTTCGACTCCGACGCGGTCACTAACCCTATGGTGGTAGCGGCCGAGCTACGCCTAGCGCGCCGGCTCACTGAGCGCGGGGCGCACGTGTACATAGGGCGGCTCACCGCCTCCGAGGAACTCAACAAAGTCGGCCTGGACGACTACATAGTGTTCAACGGCGCGGGGGCGCTGAAGGAGCGCGTGCTGGAGGAGGCCTTTGAGTACGCCGCCAGTGAGAAGCTCCACGAGCTCAACCGGCGCGTGCTCTACGTGCGGGACCCCGGCTTCATCTGGGATCACGAAGTGGGCATGCGCGTAGCTCCCGCCGCCTTCACCGCCCACGCCTTCAGCAACTACTTCTACGACGAGACTCGCACCGACGCCAAGGGCAACGTCCGTATTGTGAAGGTGCCCGCCGCGCCGGCCTGGCTGCAGTGGCCCCACCGCGCCGAGGTACCGGGGCTCACTTTCACCCCCGGCGCCGACCGCATCACCGACGCGGGCATGCTCAACACCTGGACTGGGTGGGGGGTGAAGGCGCCGCACAAGGGCGATATGGAGCCGTGGCATGAGCTGATGACGCATCTGTTCGGGGGGGACCCGGCCGCGCGGGTGTGGTTTGAGCGGTGGTGCGCGGCGCCGCTGCAAAAGCCGGGGCTGAAGCAGGCCACGGCGGCGGCTATCTGGGGCACTACACACGGGTCGGGTAAGACGCTGGTGGGGCATACGCTGATGCGCATATACGGTAAGCACGCCAGCGAGCTCAAGGACACCGACCTGGACGACGAGCGCAATGAGTGGGCCGACTCGCGGCAGTTTGTACTAGCCGACGACATCACCGCGCGCGGCGACCGGGCCTTCATGCGCCGGCTCATGACCATGATCACGCAGAAGTGGATACGGCTCAACCCCAAGTTCATTGGGTCGTATATGCAGCCGGACCTGATCAATTACTACTTCACCTCCAACGACCCCGACGCGCTGTACATGGACGACGGGGACCGCAGGTTCTTCATATGGGAGGTGACCGCCGGTAAGTTCCTGAATTACAAGCGCTATGTGGAGTGGCGCGACTCCGACGACGGCATAGCCGCGCTGTGGTATTACCTGCTGAACTTGGACATGGGCGACTACGATCCGCAGGCCCCCGCCCCGGACACCGCCGGCAAGCGCAGCATGATCTACCTGGGCAAGAGCGACCTAGGCAGCTGGGTACGCGAGCTGCGGGACAACGCGGAGGTGATGCTGAAGCGGGCGGGCATGAAGGGCGACCTTTTCAGCGCTAAGGAGCTCATGGCGCTGTATGACCCCTCGGGCGACAAGCGCACCACCGTCAACGCCCTAGCCCGCGAGGTCAAGCGCGCCGGCTTTCACCCCCCCGCCAACGGCTCCCCCCTGCACTGCCCCGACGGCTCACAGGTCGCGGTGTACGCCATACTGAACGGCGCCGCGTGGCGCAGCGCTAAGTGGCGTGACGCGTGCACCCACTACATCACCAACCGTCCCCAGGGCCTGTGGGACATTAAGCGGAGCAAGCTATGAACCGGCGTGACCTGGCGCTGCTAGTGCGGCGGGTGAACGCGGCGCCGCCCGGTGACCCGTACCGGGTGATGGGGGTACCCCCCGGCGTGAAGGCGGCGGAGCTGAGGCCGGCGTGGCTAGCGCTAATGCGCGCGCTGCACCCCGACCGCAACCCCGGGGACGCGGCCGCAGCGCAGGCGGCGGCGGCGGTGAATGTGGCGTATGACACGCTGCGCGACCCCGACCGTAGGCGCGCTACTGATAGGCTGCTGCACACCGCCGCAGGCACGTGCCTGCGGTGCGCGGGCGCAGGCGGCGTACTGAAGCAGAAAGGCTGGGGCGCTAAGGTACCTGTGAAGTGCCCCGCGTGCGGCGGGAGCGGGCGAGCTGGCACCACCGCGAAGTAACCCCGCGCCGCGCTAGGGTATCCGCTAGGCGTGGCTCCGTTGGGCGCGGGCAAAATATTTTGCTTTACGCGAAGTTCGCCCTATAATTCGCTCGTCAACTTCTTTAACCCGTAACTTAAAGGACCGCGAATCATGGCTACCAAACTCACCGCCCCGCCGAGCTACACACTCACACAAAACGGCATCGAATTCACCATCACGCACAAGCTGTCACAAAGCCGCGAGCGCGACTGGGCCCCGTTTGATGAAATCCTCACTATCATCACCGATGACGCGGGGATGGTTGTAGCGGTAGCCAATACGAAGTCAAACAAGGCGGCCCAATTATTTGCCGCCCAGAAGGCTTACGAAGGCCTGACGCGCAGCCCCGCTAGCCTTGAGGTGCTAGCGCGCCGCGCTCAGCTCAGCTTGTTCTAAACCCACCACCCAAGGAGCCCCTCATCATGAAC